TCCGCTCCACCCTGATTGGCGTCGTTCAAAGCGTCGGCCAGCAAGTCCAAAGTTAAGGCTGTACTCCCAGCGTCTTTGTGACGACCAGCCCAGATCTTGTCTGTACCGCCGGACAAGAATCCATTGGTCCCATAATCTAGGTCGCCTAGTTCAGTGTGGCTAATGCCAGCGTAACTAGTATCTTTTTTGGTTATTTTGGTGAAACCGTCAAACTTTTTGGCGTCGGTAGTGATATCACCGTTGTAAAGGGCGTCAGCCATCAGTTTTCTAATATCATCCAGAGCGCCACCCATCTCTTCCCCAAAGAGGTTAAAGATAGTATTTCTGTCTCGAGCCGGGAGCTTCTTAATGTCATTGATGCCCATCAGGTCCCTGATATTCATCGACGCATTTTCCACCAAGGTGTCTTCATCAACAGTCACGTTGACATAGACGTTGGCCCAGTTGAGACTGCCTTCGGCGAACTGTTCGACGCGGGTAGTATTAAACTGATCGAAACCAGAATACCAACCGCCATTATTTCGTTTGTAACGGATCTTAACTTTGACCGGTGAGCCCGTATTCTCGCTCGACTTGTCTTGCATAATTCGCAAGGCTGCCGAGTCACGAGAGAGGACGGCCGCGTTAAGATCTCCGTGCATCGCGAGAGTCGCGATCGTGATTTGGTCAGTTATAGCTGCCATTTGTGATAAACCTCATCTAAGATTCACCACAACCCGCCGAGTGTAGAAAGGGGAGACACTCGACCTTCTCCCCTTTGAATTGCGGTTTTAGCTATTTGTAAATTGTTTGGCTAATTTATCCAGTAAATCTGGATTTTCCGCTAGTTGTCTAGCCACAGTTTGTGGCTGTGCTGATTCCCCGAACATCTCAGAGATTGACTGCTGAGAACGCGAGTCTACGCGAAAATCGGTCGATCCGACCGGCTCGTCGTAGTTGGTTCGGCGTTGCCGCGCCGCATTCCTAGATTTACTCTGGGCTGAAGCCAGATCAATCACTTTGTGCGCGTTCACGAAATCACCTTGCCGCTGATAGTCCAAAGCTAATTTAGCGTCTTCCGCTGATAGCCCGAACTGTTGCGATAAGTTGGCAACTTCGACCTCCTCGGTTTTCTGTTGCGCCGTAGTCGAGAGCTGGTCTTCAAGGGTGTAAACCTTGTTCACCAGTTCGCCTACCCCCTGCTTATAGAGGTCCCACTCCTGAGAGTTGACCCCAGCTGGGGCGCTTGCGCCACTATCCGCATTCCCGTAACCATCATAGCCGCTATTGTCGCTGGTTTGAGACTGTAATTGGTTGAGTTGGGCTTGCATCGATTGGACTTGGCTGTGCAACTGTTGATTATCCTGCCGCAAACTCGAATTGTCTTGACCTAATTCGGTAATTTTGCGGTCGGCGTGAAGGTCCTTTTTGCTCATCTGTTGGCGAAGGGATTCCAGCTCAGACTGCTCCGGGCTGGTGACTGTATCTGTGGCCTCTGCCTCGGGTGCTCCACTATCAGTATAAGCGGAGTCGTCGGTTGAGCTAGGGCCAAGACCTTGGTCGTTTCTGTCGTCGTTCATTTTTCCTCCCAACAAAAAAGGGGCCTTGGAATGCCGGTGGCGTGTTCCAAGACCCCTTTTGTAAGGTAGTCCAAGTTTTTATATTTATGTATGATAGCCCAGCAGATCGGGTTGCGACGCCCGTCTACCGGTGGTTGAGCCGCTAGTTAGCGGATCGACAATACCATATCATCAATTAGTGGGTTTGTCAAAATTTTTTGCAGCATTACTTACCACCGAGGACAGCCAGCCTATATTTTCTGGTAAAACTCGAATCGTAAGTTCAACCAGCTTTAACTTGCCGTCGTGTCGTTTCAGCTGCAGATCGCAGTAAGGTAACTGCATCACGTTAGTTAATAACCGATGCATTGACTTATTGCTTTTCATTTTTTTTACACCTGTGGCATCGCTTGTTGCGGTACGCCCATTCCTAAGTTTTCAGCTCCAGCTAAGCCACCGTTGGCATCAGCGTCGGCTGTCTGTGCCCCAAGAGGCATCTGCTGCGACTGGGCCCGGATCCGGGCTCTCAGCTCGGGTCGGACCTTGACACCGGTAAAAGTCATAAACTCTTCCATATCAAAGACGCCCAGCTGGACTAACTGCACAGCAAAGTTAATCCTCGAAACTACGTTGTGTGGGAAATCGGCCTGACTCTCGACCTTAACGTCATACAGCAAGTACCGAATCGATTCCGACCACATATTGAATTCGCCCATATCCATCAGTCGCATCAGCTGCGGGTCCTGATAGTCAGCATACTGCTGCATCAGGCTGATCTCCAGATTGGCTTGACGGCGATAACTTTCGTCCAGCGACTGGACTTTAAACCCTTGTCGGGTCAAAGCGGCCGCTTGTAAAGTGTTAGCCAGGACACCTGAAGCCCGATTGGTCGGCTCCCTACCCATCAGCACGTCTTGCACCCCGGTGATATCAGAACGCCCGTGCTGTTCCATCTCTTTCAATAAAGCCATCGTGTCAGCTGACAAAGGCGCTGGATCCACCCGTCGGATCCGGTCCAGACCGCCGGGACTGACCGGGATCATCAAACCGGGCTGGTTCGTCACCTCTTCGGCCTGCAAAGCGCCCTCTTCATACATCCACTGGTTATTACCGGCCAACATCGCGTTGGTCACGATCATATTCATCAGGATATTAGTCGCTTCCTGAATCGGGACCAGAGTATCAACTTCGGTCCGACCGAACAGCTGGTGAGGGATCGGGTTGGCCACATAAGCCACCACTGGATATTGACCGTGCCAGTAGGGGTTATGCCGGTCCACCACTACCTTCCGATCGTTGATGATCACCAGCTGGCGACCGCGAGGATGCCGCAAAGACTTCGGCGGTTTCTCACCTTCCAATACCAGATCAGGGGTAGCTTCGTTATAAAACAGCTCGTAAACCGGATAACGACGACGACGGTATTTGTCATCGTGCTCCATCTTGTTGTTACTGCCTTTAAAATACCTCCTGACCTTCCTGATCAGGCCCTGACCCGACACCTCTTCGTCGTGCGAACCGAACTCGGATTCCTTGATCCCGTAAATACGCTCGATGTCAGCCGCATCCATCTCGTTTTTGATAATGACGTATTTGTGGTCGCTGAAATCAGTGTTAACCCCATACGGGTCCGGCAAGACGTCAGAAAAGTTTAATACCGGTAATACCACCTGATTAGTGATCGGATCGAAGACTATCTTCCGGTAAGCGGTGCCCCCGACCAGCACATCAACCAACAGTTTGGCTACCTCGATACCTTCGCCTCGCTTGAGATGAGTAGCGTCCAGAATTGACTGTAAATGCTGAGCCAAATCACCGTCAGTTACCCCCGGCACCGGGACTTCGCCCTGTTCAGTCGGTAAGGTGGCCTGATAGTCAGCGAAATCAGCATCGACAAAATATTTGGGGTAACCCCGCATCAGGATCGGCCTCAAGCTATCCACCATCGTGCCGATCATGTCCCGCTTGACTCGGAACCGCCAGCTGGGGTTGCGATCATCGACTTGATATTCGTCGCCTCCATCCCGCAAATAATGTTCGCCCATATACATCAGGAAGTTCCGGCCATACTTTTTGACCCGATCCGAGATGTAATCCTCGGACTCTTCCTTCATTACAGCGAAACAATCTAATATCTCTTCTTCATCTCGAACTTTATCGAACGATTTCATAGCGACCTCCTAGACATAATCCAGCCAAGCATCTTTCATTAAATCAATATCATAAGTGGGCAACCCTCGCTCGACTTCCCTTGCTTGCTGAATCAAGCGCGACGTTTTAGGAACCGGCAAAGCGTCATGCGCGAACAGCGCACCCACAGTGGCAAATATTAAGTCGTCGTAGTGGCCGTCTTCACTCTCTCCGGCCCGTCGCTGGCGACCCTTTTTCTGGGCTTGAGGACGACCATTAACGCCCACAAACCACAAAGCTTCTCGCAAAAACTTCTCGTCCCAAGTCAAAATCTCTTCGTCGCGGATGGCTTCCTGTAACCGAGCCACCCCTCGCCGACGAGTCGATACCGTATTCCGCCAACCCACCCGATTGGTGCTGGAGATGCCTAACATCCGTTCGCTCACCATATTCGGATACCGATACTCCATCTGCAGTAACAAGCAAACCGTACCGCCATCGGCGTTGTTCTCAGGACAAACCCAAGCCCGATTGTAGTGTCGGGCCAAATAAAACATCTGTTCCGTAAACTCGTCAGTTGTGACTTGACGACCATCAAAGCCTCTCAATCGTGCGACTTCACGCAAAGGCAACCGATCATAAACTACGGCCGCTGAAAAGTCGCCTGCATCCAACCCTTCAGCGTGGTCAGACCCGATTACATACTCTTTGGCCACATCCGGCGGTTCCGAAATGTTAACAATCCCGTCATGCGACTCCTTGAATTCGACCCCGTGGATCCCCTTGTTAAAAGCCCCTTTCATCGGCGGGTCCTTAACTTCTTTCAGCCAAGTAGTAATCACGCCCAAATCGAAGACGTTGTTACCCGAAGTCTGGAAAGCTTCCTCCCAGCTTTGCGGGTACTGCCGATTAAACTCGTGCAAACTGCCCTGACAACGGTTACGGATCGCGTTGCGACGCCAGTTCATATTCTCCAAGGTCATCCCTTCGGCTTGATAGGTTTCATAAACCTTTCTTTCATCGCCGTACCGGTTATCCCCACCGTTCATAATGTGATCCAGGAACTGCTCTTTTTGCCCCTCATCATCAAAGGGTTTAGCGTATTCCGACATCACAAAATAAGGGATAAACAAAGCGGTAAAATCGCTCTGCTCATCGATGGCTCGTTGCCATTCAGTAGCGAAATCGTCCCCCGCCGCATTAGCTGTGGTTTCCAGAATAATGCAAGTTGAGGGATCGTCCGGTACAGTTTGATAGAGCATCGCTAAAGTGCTTTTCAGGTTACTGAAAAAAGCAGCTTCCGACAAATGGACCAACTGGAAAGTAAAGGAGGTAATATTTTTCTCACCCTCCACCTTCAACTGCGACCCCAACGGTTCTGGGAACTTCAGCAACTGCCCCTCTCGAGTCCGCTCCAGCTCCAACTCAAAAGGTAAATTATTGAGAAACCGTTTATACATCTGGAAGATATTGTTAGCCGAACCCGATTTCTCTTCAGTAATGATCAGCGCATTGGTGTTGGACTCACAGATGGTCCGCATAAAACAATAAGCCCCGATCCCAGTCGAGCTGCCTTGCTGACGACCTTTCAGCTCGAGGATCCGCACTGGCCGACCAGCTTCCTGCTGTTCAAAAATAGTTTTATAGATCCGCTGCTGACAAGCGTTAGGCTCGAAATTAACCAGCCTCCGGTTCTTGGCCTGCACCTTCAATAAGGATGACATCGCCATCAACAGGTTCTTCGGATCCTCCGTTATCAACTCGGGATCCTGATGGTAGACTCGCGTCCACAGCTCTCGCTGTGCTTCCACCGACGTTTTTGATGACATCAGCTATTTCCTCTCTAATATCTAACTGGGCTCGTCGTGTTTCTCTTCGTTCCGTAATGTTACTAGCTTCGCCTCGGATCACCTGATAGCGTTGGAAAATCTTATCGAAAGCGCCTACCAGTTCCGGGACTGTGGCCTCATCCATCCGTTTCTGGATCTGTTCCAGTGAGCCGACCACACAGCTCATCATCATCTGCCTCATCAGGTCGGTCACATTCTCTTCCAGATCCCGCAACACCCCGTCCCGACGAGCTACTCGGACCAGCTCTTTAAAATCTTCGACCTTGACGCCCATCATCTTGGCCGACTGAGACAAGCTGCTGGTCATCATGTAATGCTCCAACGCCTTTTCGGCCCGGTCAGTAGGGAGGTTGGTAGTTTCCATCTCGTTTTTCCTTCTTGTACAAGTACTCATCACTGGGCGCGAACGGTCGAGCTGGAGCTGGCTTATGCTGCACCCTCGGGCTTTCCGAGACTACCCGTCCCTCAATATCGATCTGGTTCAGCTGGTCAAGGATTAACTCCAGATTCCGCTGCTTATCCCGATGAAACCATCGCCGCCAGCTGCGCCAGTCACAATAGGCTTTGACCAGATCCCCTATTCCCATAGTCCCGGCAGATCGTGTTTGGAGATAGCCGCCATAAACTTGCCCGGGGTCCCTGCCCCTAACTCAGTATTGTAATGCTGCTTCCAATATTCGGCCTTACCTTCCCAACCTTCAGGGATGGCTCCCGGCTTACGCTTATAGGCCAACCGACACATCGCGATCGAGAATTCGGCCCGTTCCTGCAAGGCATAAGCCAAGGAAACTTTACTAGGCATAATAAACTGGTTGTCATTTAAGACCAGATCGTTGCCTAAGAAAAAACGGAAATTCTGGTAATGCTGCCCATCTAACTTATTCATCCGGTGCCAGTTGGTCAGCATGTCTCGGGCAGTAGCCACCTCGACCTGTGAATAGCCAAAAGCGCCACCAAGGCTGGCCGTTTCTTCCTCTTGAATCGGCGAGAAGATCGGATCGTAGCCCATTTGCCGGACATACCGAAAATCGGATTCAACTGCCAAAGTGCCTAACACCAGCTGAGCTGCGTCATCGTTAACCTTGCCGTCCAGGCGCTCAAGCACCATCTCGGTCAGCTCTTTCATTACCGGGGCTGATGTTGGAATTGTTTTGCTCATCTAGTTACCTCTAATTCTTTTGAATTGGTTTTCAGAAACCACAGAAATGGTCGCTTGTTTTTAGTTGGCCGTAAAGCCGGTTTCTTTTCAGCTCGAGCCAGCCCGTCCCTGACCTGAGAATTGGTCAATAAAACAGATGAAACACCGTCCTCAGTTTCAACAGTCGCGTGCCAATAGTGCCCCGATTCGCCAAACCTGTGGGTGTGGTTCTTAACTTTTTGTATCATTTCTTCTCTCCTGCCGGGATAGACAAAAACTTGTCCTTATCAATGAACATGCAAGGGTGAGGTTCCCGGTCCGCGCCTCCACCCACCCGGATCCTGAACTGGTCTGCCCTCAAACCAGACAGGTCCAACAGCATTATCCCATCCCAAAACCGCAAAAACAGAAAGGTCGGCAAGCCGGTCATCTGCTTCATCTGCACAGCATCCAGATACTTGCCTAATTCGAGGATGTAATCGTCGTAATGGTCCATCCTGACATACCGCTCTTTAACCTCGACGAAGCCTAATAAGTCGCCCTGCTGCTTGTCTACCATCCCAAAATCGAAAGGGTAAAAAGATGGCATCTTCTCAAAATTAAACAAGTGCCCAATCTTAGAAGCTACCAGATCGATGACCACTTTTTCGGCTTGACGATTCGCTGCTGTCTCTCTAGCCATTTGGCTCCTCGATCTTGATCACAATTCTGGGGTTCTGTTTATCAAGGTGAAAAGAGTGATTGAATCCATCGATTTGTCGAAACCCGTCGTTAACCAAAACCCCTGCCATCTGTAACGCATCCAGTAATATCTTACAGCCTGCTGAACTAATGTTGTCGGGATCAGATCTTCGGTTTGGCGCATACCACTTGAACTCCACTCGGACGGGGTACTCGACGACTGGCTTTAATTGGTCCATAAACACAGGTATCACTTGCGACTGGAACTCTTTTTTGACCGAGTTGTACCGATAGCGGTGCATCCCCATCAATTGGTTGAGATTGGGCAGCCACAAATCTAAAGACACCTGCTGAACTAACATCTTTCAATCTTTGCCTTTTCCGCCTCCCGAAAATAGGTAGTTATCTCTCTACTTAGCCGAGGTGCAAAAACCTCTAGCACCCGCCACAAGCAAACATCTCGGTCCACCATCTCTTCAACATATTGACGCCGATCAGCCTCCACCCGCGCTTGAGAATCCTCGCGCCTAAAATCACCCAGATACCAATACTTTGGCTTTCTGCTAGGTGGAGGTTCCGCTTCTAACTCGGCCCGGGTGGAAAACCTGACACACCACCGACGCCCACATTCTTTGTTTTTACAGTGCAAAACGGCTGAAATGTCACCTGAGACTAAATCCGAAGACCCGTCCCGACACCAGTTATCTGTTTGACAAGAAGGGCAACGCTGGCTTTTTAAATCCTCTTCTCTCTTCACCCAACGGACTACTCGCCGATGATGCGAACCACGCTCTAAAAGCTCATCAATCGAATCTGAGCGTACATACCAAGACCGACCACGCTTTTCCTTGATCACCCCCGGCAACTGGATCCATTTCCGAACCGTCGTTTTGCCCCGTTTCAGCTGGCGACACAAATCACCGACAGTCATCCACTCACTCATTCAAGGCTCTCCTCTATCCAGTCCCACAACTGACGACTGACAAAACAGGGCGTTTCATCCCCGACCCAAGCACCAATAATATTAAAGTCAAACCATTCTTCAGCCTCTTCCGGCGTCATCTCTTGGGCCAGCTTGTCCAACATCTTATCTTTGTCATAGGCCAGGATCGGCTCTTGGCCAAACCTCTCCATCACCCCCAAGATACAGTCGTCATAACCGTCGCATTTCCGCATCCTATGCAAAGACATCCTCCACCGCGTCCAACTTTCGCAACCGGTTACGCCGTTCTTTACGGAACCGGTCCGCCTGCTTGTGAGCCAAACCTCGAGTCCCCCGCATCCAGTGATAACTAACCGAATGCTGCTCTTCCATCGTCAGATATCGCATATCCACATCGATGCCTGCCTCCTTGGCGACACCCAGCATTGAGTCCATCGACAATTGTTGGGCTTGCTCCTTGGTTATCAGCACTGGGTCGAACTCAAATTCCTTTCTCGGCCTAACTCTAGCTACCGGCTGCCGCTTCTTAGTTTTAACTACTTGAGATTGCTGTTGGTATTTGGCTAAATCCATTCTAAGTCCCTCCATTTGTAACCTCCCGCGCCTTGAAGGCTGCGGCTATACTAGTGCTTAATATTCCTGTTAAAACGAGACTAATCCTTTCTATTAGTGAATACAGATCAGTCAACGATTTCTCACTCAGGTTCTTAGACTCTGTATGCCAGCTGATCACTGAAATCACCAAGGTCGAAGCCAGCAACCCCACCACTCCGGCAAAAATCATCTTAACAATCGCCGATTGGTTTTGCTGTTTGACCAACTCCAATCGTTCACTTTCACTATCATTAAATCGCGACATTAAAGCCGCGATCTGTTCAGCTTGCTGAGCTGTCTCTTTCTCCAGCTCAACGATCACCTCGTGATCTGTCTTGCCATCATACCCATTACCATTACCATTACCGCTGCTGACCGTTACCATTAACCCCAGTCCTGTAATCTTGCGCTGAATCGATTAATCGATTATCGTCTTGCGCGTTGTTATAATAAAAGTCCACCAGTTTAGAAAAGGAAGCCACGAAACCGCCCAAAAGCACGAGCAGCACCTCCTTCCAACTTTCTTTGATATCAAGCCCCTTAAAAACACCTACCATCATCAACATCAGAATGGTCATCTGGACTGCCACCATCGACAACGATAGTGCAAAACGATTGCGCTGGCGGCGCTTAATTACTTCCAGCAACCCCTGATTAATCTCGTGGGCAAAAGTTCGGCCGTTAGGCTGATAGTTTGAGTCCCTATTCATCTTCTAGTGAATAAAAAACGTAATTATTCCTTTTAGCCCTTTGGCTAACTTCGATATCAAACTTGCGCCTCAAGCTGGTCAAATTATTAGAAAGATGACGCCCAAAGGCTACCGCTGAACGAAAACCTAAAGTCACCCCCATCTCCTCAGCGATCGAAGCCATTTGCCCCATCATCTCAGTCGAAGTCACCTTCACCCCGGCATTCTGGCTAACCCAAATCTCTAACAGTTCCACAAACGGATCGTCGGTCATTAAAAACTCTTTTTGGTCATCGTCCAGCTTTTGTAGCAAATCGAGGAAATACTGGCCATCACCGGTCCAAGCGGTATAAATCTTCCAACCCAAGCTGGCCCAATCGGCCATCCTGAAGAAAGCCGTTAACTCCCGCTGATCCTGCTGCAGATGGGCTACCACCTGATTCAGCGAATCCAGCATCGAAGACCAGAGCTGGTCGCGCTGATCCATAATTTCCTGCATCAACAACCCTTCAGCCCGAAAATCCTCCACCCGCTTGAGACTGAAAATCAACATCCGGTCAGCCACATCATCGCGTTTGAAATTAGGCGTCCTCGAATTCAAAGATAAGAAACAGCGAGGATAAAAGACCTCTTGCTCCGCATCGGTATACAACCGTCGCAACACAATCCGATTGCCGGTCGAACACTGGGCTAACCGGTCCGGTAGCCAGGGGACAGTGCTGTCTACATTATCAAAAGCCACAAATGACTCGTTAATAACGGTAGTAACAAAAGCATCTTCTTTCTGAGCCAGTATTGGCGTCACGTCAAACTTCTGGCCATACAACCAACGGCCCACCATCCTCTGGCGCGTGGTCTTGCCCGACCCTTTCTCGCCCAAGAAAAACTGGATCGGCTTAGTCGGTAGCAAAGACTCAAAAAACAAAGAAGCCAACCAGACCGAAAAGGCGGCCCGTTGGTCATCAACAGTTAAATGGCCGCCAGTATCAGAAAAATTAATCGGATCCACAATCAACCGGCTAACCAGATCTGGATCCGCTCCCGGCTGGTAAGTGAATTCGTCCTGCATCGGGTTGGCCAAAAATAAAATGCCGTCGGTCCCGTTAT